AATCTGGAGCGGGCGAAGGGAATCGAACCCTCGTCATGAGCTTGGGAAACTGCTCCGCCTAGAATCTCAGGTTGGTTCATGAAGTGTCAGATTGGCGCTGGAAGCCAGTAGAATCGCGGGTTTCCATACCCATGGGCTGTCTCACCTCGTCTCAGGTGAAACCACCTTGATTCCGGCGAACGGCCCCCAGAAACGGACCCCAAACATGCTCACGGAAAAGCAGATCCGCGCCCTTAAGCCGCGAGAGAAGGAGTACTCGGTTTCAGATGGCCGTACTGCCCGGGGCGAGGGTGTCCTGGTGCTCCGGGTGCGGCCCAACGGCTCTAAGGAGTTCTATTACCAGCGCCGAATCGGCGAGCAGAAGAGCAAGCGCAAGCTGGGTAACTGGCCGGCATTGACGCTGACGGATGCGCGCGATCGCTGCCGGGACGAAAAGGAGCTGGTGGCGGCCGCTGGTACCTTCCAGGAGCTGCTGGATTCGTACCTGGCGAAGCTGGAAGGGGAGGGGGCGGCCTCGGCTGGCAATGTGGCCTGGTCGTTTCGGCATTATGTTTGCGAGCCGTTCCCGGGACTGGTGAAGCGGCCGGCGTCGCTGATCGGTCCTGCGGACATTCGGGACATCATCAGCCGCATGATCGATAACGGCGTCACTACCTACTGCAACCGAGTGCGATCGCAGCTGCACGCAGCATTCCAGGCAGGGCTTGAGCAGGAATACAACCCGCGTAGCTATCTGCAGGTGAAGGTGCGCTTCGGCCTGCAGAGCAATCCGGTGGCCAGCATCCCAGTGCAAGAGGACTGGGAGCAGCCTGGAGACCGGGCGCTGTCGAAGGTCGAACTTCGGACGCTCTGGCAGCTACTGCCGGAGAAATTGTCTCTTACCACCGCCGAGCTGCTCCGCTTTCTCATTGCCGCCGGCGGTCAGCGACCAGAGCAGCTGCTCGCGTCTGATCGGTCGATGTACCACGACGACCACCTGGTGATTCGCAGCGCGAAGGGCCGGGTCCAGGGAGAGCGGCAGCTGCACGTGGTGCCGTTCAACGAGCCGATGCGGCAGGTGCTGCACACGATGGCAGAGATCGATGAGCAGAGTCCCTATCCGTTCCAAGGCCGGGTCCAGGGCCAGCCGCTCAACGTGCAGTCACTGTCTAGGGCGGTGACAAAGCTCTATCAGCGGCATGAGAAGGCATTCTCCGGGCCTTTCACGCTGCGCGACCTGCGGCGGACCTGCAAGACGCTGATGGCCAGCGCCGGGCTGAGCAAGGAATTACGGGACCGGATCCAGGGGCACGCCTTCAACGACGTATCGTCGAAGCACTATGACCGATATGACTACTTCGAAGAGAAGCGGGCCGGTCTGCAGGTGTGGGCTGAGTGGTTGGAACGGAACGTCAGCAAGTAAAAGGGGCTGCTCACGCAGCCCCGCCTTGCCATCTCATTGGGTCGCTCTGCCACCCGGCAATAGCCGACTCACGCCAGCCGACCCGGCCAGGGGTAATGTTGACCGGAGGCGGAAACTGGCTGGCCTTCACCAGTCGCCAGATGGTGGCGCGAGAGAGGGAGGTCACCGCGACCACCTCTTCCTCGCGCAGAAATCTATCCAGCTTGCTGGCCATTGGTCTCTTCCTCACGTTGGCGCCGGTACTGACGGCGCATCTCTTGAATCAGTTTCTCAGCCGCGGCTGCGCCGCGGTGCTTGGTGATGGTTGCCCGCAATTCTTGGATCCGCTCGGGCGAACTGTAGCCCTTACCGATCCAGGCGCGCGCCTCGGCCTCGAGGAGCTGTTGAACGTTCTCAATCGGCATTACCTGGCCTGCTGGTCAGTGGGCTGCTGGTAGGAATGCTCCAGCGATGCCACCCGGCTGGCTTCGGCCTTGGCGCAGTCCAGGCGCAGGGCATGGACGGACAGGGCCTGGATCAACTGGTGGGCTTCGTGGCGGGCGTCGTGCAGGGCGTGATGGCGGATGCCATTGAAGTGGCGCGGCTTGGCGGCGGGGTACAGGTCCAGCAGCGTCCGTAGGTCCCGCTCTTCCCGGTGATGCCAAGGCACCAGGTTGCCACCGATGCGGTAGGCGTTGCCCAGGATGACGCAGTCGAAACTGGGGCTGTTGCCCCAGATCCGCCGCTCGACATCGGCGAGACAGCCGTCCTGGTCGGGCTGAGGCTCGGACTGCTGGAGCAGCCAGTTGGAGAAGAGCACCAGCGCGGCCCGGATGTCGTCCCGATCGCGGCTGCCGTCGATCTCGGCCCGGGCCTCGGGCGACTGCTGCCACCACCATTCGATGGTTTCGCTGTCAGGCACGGCGCCGCGGGCGATGGCGGATTCCAGGTCGACGCGGCTGTAGAACTCGCCGGCGATCGCCGCGGCGGGGGTGCCGGCACCGGTCACGGCAACGGCGCCGATGGATAGGATCGGGGCGTTGTTGCCCTGGCCGAGGGTCTCCAGGTCGATGACGATGTCGATACGGCGGTTCATAGGGTTGCTCCGGTGTGCTGCTGGGCTGGCTTGGCCAGGGTGGTTTCGATGACCTCGGCGTCCTCGGCGGTCAGGGCGCCGAGAGTGTTGGCCATGCTGGCCAGAGCGAGGAGGTGGATGCGATCGCCGCTGGAGCGGCTGACCTGGTAGCGGATGACAGCCTCGCCCAGCAGCGCGGTGGCTTGGCAGCGTTGCACCAGGGCCGGGTGGAGCGTGATAGGCTGAGCATTGCTACTGCGCTGGTTTACGTTAGGCATGATGTTTCTCCAGTGGTGGTGGTCGGCCTGGGCGAGTTGGCGCTCCCCAGGCCTCTTTCTTTCCGGCGTCCCGTCAGCGGATCCGGACCTTCTCTCCTCGATCACGAACAGTTGGGCACTCCTGGCCCTCAAGCTGCCTCCCGGTTGTAGTCGCGGCGGGCGGCGTCGTAGTGGCTGGGCAGGATCTCCTCAGCGCCGTCGATCCAGCCGGCGCTGGGCTTGCCGGCGGCGACGTTGGCCAGGTGCTCGGCCTGGTTGATGTCGAAGCCCAGGCAGAAGAAGGCCGCGCCGTGTTGGGTGAAGAACAGGCCGCCGCTGAGCAGCAGGTTGCCGGTGTTCACGCCCAGGCGATCCCAGAACGCATGCACGTCGAGCGACGCTGGGCAGTGCTCCTGCCACAGCTGGACCAGACACTGGTGCTCGACCTGGAGGGCTTCGCGCTCCGCCTTGGGCATGCCCTTGGCCGTCTTCGGCTTGACGCGCAGGCGGCGGAAGCCCCACTGATCAGGTCGGCACCAGTGGACGTCCAGCTCCTGGCCACCCTTGAGCTTTATGCCGCCGGGCATGACGTCGGTCGTGGAGCGCAGCAGGGCGACCTCACCACCGAAGGCCTCGCCCAGACGATCAGCAGCGAGCCGCAGGGCTTGGCGTTGGTTGAAGCAGTCCTGGACGATGGCGACGACGGCAGGATCTGTGGAGCGGTAGTGGTATTGCTGCATGGTGTCTCTCCTTGGGTGGGTGGATCAGGGCTTGAAGTGCCAGCACTTCACGTTGGGTTCTTTCTTTTCGCTCAGGGGGTTGCGCAGCATTTCGCGGGTGCGAATTGCGCTGGACGTGGAAACGTTGATGCCCAGGAGCTTGTGCCGGCGGCAGTCGGGCAGCATGCGGCGGAGGGTGTTGAGGTCCGGGATCTTTTGCTTGAACTCAGCGGCCTTCTCGGCGAACTGGTTGAGGTTGATGGCGATCAGCTCGTCGGGCTTCTTGGCGTGGTTGACCATGGCGTGGTCGCCGCGCGATTCCAGGTAGTCGTATACGGCCCAGAATTCATCCAGCTCGGCCGGATCGGCGCTGATCGCGCTCTGGCGCTCCATGGCCATCTGCAGCAGCTGCTGATCACAGGCAGCCAGCTGGGTTTCGCTCAGCGGCAGGATCAGGGCCAGACAGTCCACCAGGGCCAGGATCATGGCGTGGTTCTTCACCACCCGGGCCGAGCGCAGGGCGCTCATCTTGCGCAGCCGCTGGCGGTGGTGCGGGTAGCGTTCGGCGAATAGGGCCATGACCTGGGGTTCGGCCTTGATGGCCTTGACCAGGAAGTGGCTCAGCTCCTCGATCTCCATCAGGTTGATGGCGTCCGCGGCTGCGCTGCTGGCCTCGGTGATCTTGGGCTTGGTGAAGTGCAGCTTTACGATCCGCGAGAGGATGGCTTCGTGGCCGGTTACCGGTGCGTTCTGGCTGATGACGATGGTCCCGCGGAAGGGCGGCTCGTAGGTTTCGTTGGTGTTGTTCTTGACGCCGCGGGTCCGCAGCAGACCGCCGCCGAAAAAGTCCTTCAGCTCGTCCCAGTCGAAGCTCTTGGTGTTGGCGGCATCGCTGTTGCGGTCGCCCTCGAGGAGCACGACCGGCATGCCGGCAACCTGGCCCATGGCGCGGCTGCGGCCAGAGGCCGAGCCCTTGGTCGGGTCGAAACCTTCGTAGTTGCGGCCGAACAGCTTCCAGATGAAGACCAGCAGGGTGGACTTGCCGGCGTCGGGCTCGCCCGTCACTTCCAGGAAGGGAAAGCTCTCGTACTGGCCGCGGATCTGCTCGGCGAAGAGGGAGCCGAACCAGTAGGTGAGGGTGATCAGGCCCTTGGCGCCGAAGCATAGCCAGAGCTTGGGCAACCAGTCTTCGCGGTAGCCGGTGCTATCGGGCTGCGCCTTGATCTTCAACAGCGACGGGGACTTCACCCGGCGCTTGCCCAGCTCGAAGTAGTCCTCGCTGTTGGCCTTCACCACGTTGCCGTTGTGGCAGGCGATGTCGTTGAAGATGTAGGCCTGGTGGTCCTTGCTGTAGCCCATGAAATCGATGGTCTCGACGGTCTTCACGCCCTCGGTTTGGGTGATGACGATCTGGTCCAGGTGCTTCTGGGTGCCGAGCCAGGTGGCGCCGGCGTGCAAGAGCTTGGCCTTGAATTCACCGCTCGAGGCCATCTGCTTGGGCGTGAAGGCCAGCTTCTCGGCCGGGCCGTCGTGGGGCGGGTTGACGCGGAGGTAGTACCAGGCCTCGCCGGTGGATTCGCTGATCTGCTTGTAGAGGGTCTCGAAGTTGCAGTTAGCCAGCAGCTTGAGCGAGCAGACGTTCTCCAGAGCGCGGCGGCGGGCGCTGTTCTCGTTGAGCATCCGGTCTTCGGGCTCGTCGCTGTCCAGGATGGCGCGCTGCTCTTCGTCCAGCTTGCTGAGGTCGAACTTGGCCCAGTACATGCGGTTGCCGAAGTCGAAGTAGAACTCGCTGCTCGCTTCCTCGAAGCCGTAGATCCGCAGCGCCTTCTCCTTGGGGGAATCGGCCAGCAGCAGGGTGCCCTGGTGGTGGGCGATCTCCAGGTCGCGCTCGATGCGGTCTTTGCGCTTGTCCTCTTTCTCGAACATCCAGCGCTGGTGCAGATCGTTCCAGTCGACCTTGCGGCCACCTGGTTGCGGGATCTGCGCAGCCTCCTGGTTGCGATAGCCCAGGTCCTTGGCCAGGCGTACCCACTTGCGGATGTTCTCTCTGGCGGTTGGCTCGTTATCCAGGGCCCAGACCAGTTTAGGCAGCTTGGGACCGCGGGTACGGGCCAGCTCCTTGAGGGCTTCCTCGGGGAAGGGCGCGCTCGACATCATGGAGACGGCGTGGATGCCGTGATGCAGCAGGGCGATGGCGTCGAAGATCCCCTCGACGATCCACAGCTCCTGGACCTGCAACAGGTCGACGGTTGGCGGCACCCAGAGCTTGCCCTTGTAGCTCCAGGCCGGCTTGAAGCGGGCCTTTTTGCTGCCGAAGCGGTTCGGGCGATCGATCAGCCGTTCCCAGTAGCCGCCGGCGGGCATTTCAAAGCGCACGGTGGCCGAGCCGATGCCGAGGTCGCGGTCCCAGTAGTTTTCCTGGGTGTACCAGCCTTTGATCAGGCCCAGATCGAAGCCGCGGGCGAACTGGAGGTAGCCATCGGCACTGGCGGCGGGGGCGTCGTTGGTGGGCTTGAAGCGCTCGGACCAGTCCTCGAACAGATCGCTATAGAGCTCCTTGACGTGCCAGGTCTGGCCACACTTCGCCTCGCGGCCGCACTTCACCACCCAGGGATTAGCGTGGCTGGTGAAGAGTTCGGTCTTGTGGCACGCCGGGCAGGTGCCCTTGCGCATGTAGTCCGTGCCGTTGATGTGCCGCAGGCCGAGGTCAGCCTCGAGGCGCTGCAGCACGTCGGCGCGGAGCTGGTGGTCCATTTGGTACATGCTCAGAACTCCGCCGCGCGGCCGGTACCGAGGTCGCGCACCAGGCGCAGATCGCTGCCCTCATGGCGTTCGGCGTCGGTGGCCAGGATGTTCAGGGCGCGGGCGAGCTCGCGCAGCTCGGCGGGGGTCCAGAAGTCGATGACGCCCAGGACACCATCGTTCGATACAACGGTAGAGCCGGCGGCGTCTCGGGCGAGGGTCACGTCGAGTTGGCGGCGCATCAGTTGGCCTCCTGGTTGGCGAGCTGAGCGCGGATCTGGGCGGCGGTCTGGTGGGCGGCGAGCATGGAAGGGAAGCGCTGCAGGATGGAGGCACGGCGTTTGTCGGTGTCCTCAATCCGGAGGTAGCGCGGCTCGTTCCAGTGCTGGTTGACGATGTAGTCGGCGCGGCCCTGGAGCCAGCGGGCGTAGGTCTCAGCGACTGCCGGCGGCAGTTCGATCTGGAGGGAAAGGGTGTTCGGCATGATGTTTCTCGCTGCAAAAAGGCGCAGTTCACCCATACCCACGCAAGGCGGGCATGGATCAGGTATTCAGGGGCTTAGCGGGAGGCGTTCTGTCGCGTGCCGGGGTCTTCGTCGATCAGGGCGTCGAAGATCTCCACGACCGGAATGCAGTAGCGCAGGCCAGTGGCCGGATTGACCAAGACGACGACGTCGCCGGTGCTGGCATCGATGTCCAGGAAGCGGTGGCCCTTGAGGGCTTCGAGTTGATCACTGGCGCGGGCGACCAGGCGCTCGGCGGTGTGCTGGGGCACACCCATCAGCTGCAGGTGCGCCGCGGTGGCATCCTGCAGGGCCTGGCTGCGGCCGAGGTGCTTGGCTTCATGGTTGCGTAGGTAGGCGAGGGCAGCGGCCTGCATGGTGTCGAGGTAGTCGGCGGGGTGGTTGGTGGTGGTCACGATGCGATGTCCTCTCTTACGTGCGGCTGCTGGTCTTCTTCTGGCTCTTCCTGGAGCAAATTGAGCTGCTCTTCACGGATCGCCTCGTTGTTCTCGTATACCTTCTGCGCCATAGCAGTCAGGTGGCTGTTGCTTGGGGGCAACTCGCAAGCCGGCGCATTCGGCAAACCACTCGGGCTGGCCAGGTGAGTCAGCTCCGTATGGGCGTAAAACGACGCGCTGCAGGGCGCGAAGTGACACTGGAAAACCTGTTGCCGCAGGAACACGTGGGCAAACCAGCTGGTCCGGCAGACCAGGGGCGCACCACAGAAGCAGCACCAGAATTGCCCCTTCTTCTGTTTCTTGAACAAACGCATCTATCTTCCCTGCCGCCTGTGGCGGCTCCGGCCTAGCCGGGTTCTGGCGCTCCGCGCCGACTACGTGCCCGCTGTCCTGGCTGGCTTTCAGGGTTCGCCCTTCGGCTAGTGTTTTCGGCCAGACGACCTGGCCGCGTGCAGCGTGATCACTGCCCAGACCTCTTCCTCGCGTGCTGCCATATGCCGGCGATGCGCGCCCAGAATCTGCTCGATCTCTTTCTCATCGATGACGCCGTCCTCGAGCGCCTGGCCGATGATCTGGTCCACCAGGCCTCGCTTGACGGCGGTCTTCACCGAGCGGGCGTAGAGGTCCAGGTTGTCCAGGTCGCCGACCTCGGCCTGGCGTACGAAAAAACCGCCGTACTGAGAGGCCAGGTAGTCCACCAGGTGGGTGGTGCCGGTCTCCTGCTCGAGCAGCAGGATCTGGGCATCGCTAAGCGGGCGGCAGCCGGCGGTCTCGTAGGCGTGGTTATCGAACTTCTTGAGCGGCAGGCCGAGGCGGGCTGCGGCGCACTCGCGACCACCGGGATATGCGCAGATCACAGCGCTGATGACCTGGCGGCGAGTTTCTAGGGCGGGGCGTTTCATCTTCCAGTATCTCCCTGGGCCTGCTGGCCTTACTGTTCCGCCACGGCTGAAGTTTCACCCTCTTTCATCCCCAGCAGCACTGCCGCTTTGTGGGACTCACCGCGAAGGCATTTTTTCTGGCCATTCAGCACTGCGTAAACAGTGCTGGGGGTCAGTCCGTTCTGTTGCGCCCAGTCCTTGGCACTCAACCCAAGGCGCTTAAGGCGGTCGCGCGCAGCGGCACAAGCTTGCTCAGTTGGGTATCCGTTCGGCATAGTTCGGTTTCGTGTGATTTAGTGTGGTTTCGTGTGACACAAGGCGGAGTCTTTACCACTCAGATGGTAAAGTCAAGTCCAGGATGGTGACAAAAGTGGGAATTGGGTCTCGGCTCCAAGAGGAGCGAAAGCGGTTGGGATACAACCAGACCGACTTCGCCGCATTGGGTGGTGTTGCCAAAAACACTCAATGGTTTTACGAGAAGGATGAGCGCAGCCCCGACGTTGCGTATTTGGCCGCTATCGAAAAGATTGGCGTAGATATCTGGTATCTACTGTATGGCGAGCGAAAGCCGCAAACAGTGTCTGACCTCAACTCTTCGGAAACAAAAGTCATACAGGCAATGCGTAAAATGTCCGAAGTTGATCGGGCATCTATTGAACGTCTCGTTTGGGCTCTTTCGCAAGCTTCTGAATAAACATTAAGGATAGTTATGATATCTGTTGGAAAGGTTGCTGCCCTTCCGGCGCTCTTTTTATTTGCGTCAATTTCTTATGCAAATGATCTAGAGCCTATTCAATACTCTGGTGTAAGAGAGATGATTGAGGATCTGGGCGACTTCTCCGAGGAGAACGGCACGTTCCGTGTGCTCAAGGAGGATCCGCTCACCGTGCAGATCTCGCCGAAGGTCTTCCCGAACGAGCCAGCGGATAATGCTGCCTATGAAGTTAAGCGTGCGGCGGTGTACGCGGTATATCGTACCTTCATTCATACGAATGCAAATAGCATAACCGTAACGGCGTTTCCGCTTCAGTTTACGCCAGGTAAGTCAGAGGTTGTTTATCTGAAGTCGCCGAAGGTTGAGGTTAAAGCGACTCGCGAAAAAGCACTGTCGGTTATCAATGGACATATTTCCGTAGATTCCTTTTCCGCTCTTACTTCGCCAGAAAAATCTGGAAGTATCCAGTTAGATCACTGGTCGAAGAGTTTTGAAAATGTTTATTACAAAGAGCCGCAACTGAACAAGCTTGTTGATAGCCTAAGCTCTAAATGACCGTTAGTACCGTTGGTCGCTAGACGGATGGCGCTGCTCATGCGCCATCTAGGCCAGCCAGATCACCCGCCGCACCGGACATAGCTAACCGTTCGGCTTTCGCCATTGGCGTGATCGGGATCACAATGTACTGTATGCACATACAGCAATTGGGAGGGTCTATTGGATGGAGCAGATGGTCTGGCAGGGCGCTATGGTGAGTCGAGGTTCAGGTAGTCTTATGGTGGTCAGCGGCCGCGAAAAGCAGCTTCTAGATAGCTTTCGGTCCCTGCAGGAGCGAGAGCAGTCCAGCATCTTGCGCTTCGCCGACGTCCTACGCTCGGCTCCAGGCCCGAGAGGTGGGCCCGGGCCGAACCGCCAAATTGATCAGGCCTGAGCATTAGTAGCCTGTAGCTTCTTCCATTCCCGCTCCACCGCCCGCTTCGCCGTGGCCTTGGTGGCGTACAGATGCCGCAACCGCCGCGGCTTGCTCTGGTCACCCTCGGTGAGGGTGTGCTCCTTGCCAGTCTTGGCGTCGCGGTAGTAGGCAATGATGCCGGTGAAGTCGCCCTGGATCTCGTCGACCAGGTCGGCGACCAGGTCTTCCGGCAGCTTGGCTTCCAGCTCGAGGCGCGTGGTGTAGCCGCCGTCCGCGGTGAGGCTGTGCTGCACGTTCCCCCCGTACCAGATGATGGCGTCGATCTCGGCCTTCACGCCCTGCAGGGTGTAGGTGAGCTCGGGCATGAGCTCCGGGCGGCCCAGGGCTAGCTGGTAGGTGAGGGTAGCGGTACCGCGCTGCAGGCGGTTCCACTCGGCCCGGGCGGCGCGCAGGGCGGAGAGCTGGTCAGCGTAGGTGTGGCGCAGGTCCTTCACGTTCTCGCCACCGCCGGCGATAGCCTCCTGCTTCTTGGCGCTGTTGACGTCGTAATAGAAGGCCCGCACGGCATCGTAGCTCTCGCGATCGGCCTGCAGGTAGCTGTGCTGGTCGCCGTCCTGGCGGGTGAGGGTGACGTGGCCCAGATCGGCGCCGCTGACCGCCTTGCCGCCGCCGGCTGGGAGGAACAGTAGCCGCCCGGCTTTCACAGTGGCCACCGCGTCATAGTCTTCGCCCAGACGGGTCAGCAGGTTGGCATCTGATTCGCCGGTCTGGTCCAGCTGCAGGACCTGCTGCGCCTCGAGGGCGGGCGCGATGAGCGGGGTGAGTCCCTGGCGCGCGGCCAGACCGCGCAGCACGGCGCCGAGGGTGGTGGCGCTGTAGCTCTGGTCCCGTTTGGTCTTGAGACCCTTGCGCAGGTCGGCGCTACGGGCGCGGATGCTCAGGACATCAGGCGCGCCGCTGTGCTCGGTCTCGTCGACGATGTAGCTGCCTTTGTCGATCAGGCCGGTGGTGGACCAGCCCAGCCAGAGGCGGATCTTGGCGCCCCGGGGTGGGATGGCCAGCAGGCCGTCGTGGTCAGACAGCACCAGGCTCAACTGATCGGCCTCGAGGCCGCGGTTGTCCGTCAGATCCAGGCTGATCAGCCGCGGCGTGATGAGGGCGCTGATGTCCTTGCCGTCGACCAGGATCTGGTAGCGCGCCTGGGCATAGGCGGCGCCCTGGACCAGGTCGCGGCCGAGGGTGCGCAGCTGGCCGGTAGCGGTGTCGAGCAGCTCCTGGATCACAGCAGCTTCCTCAGCACGGTACCCATGCCGGCAATGCCGACGCCGAGCAGCTCGCGGCCGGTGTCGTCGTCAACGCGCTTGAGGGCGATGCTGAACTCGATGCGGCGCGGGGTACCGTCTTGGAAGAAGAGCGTCTTGGTCTCGGTGATGCTCTCGATGACCCAGAGCCCGTAGATCCGCCCGCTGCCCTCGATCAGCGGCCAGGCGCCGCCGGTACCGGCCATGTAGCGCAGCACGTCCAGGCTGCTGGGCGTCCCCGCGAGCTCCGGCGCAAGCCAGCCGGGCAGGGTGATGCTGTCGTCACCCTTGCCCAGGAACTGGCGCGCTGGCGCGGCGCCCACGCGGGAGCTGCTGGCGTGGCGGTAGTCGGTCTGCCGCTGGAGCTCCTGGTAGGCGAGGGTGTAGAGGCTGAATATGAAATTGCCGAGGGCCATCATCATGGTGGTCAGTCCTTGTCTCTGAGGCTACTGCGGCCGCGAGCGGCTTTCTCAGCCTGGACCCGGGCCAATTCGGCACGGACTTGGCGTGCGATAGCCTGAGGATCCTGGGCGGGGCCAGCGTGGATGTGGATTTCGATGTGGTCGCCTGCGCTGGGGGCCACCGGTACCGCAGGCGGTAGCGCGGGACGGTCGTCGAAGGTAATGGGCTGGCTTTGCGTGCCGTTGAAGACCGTGGGTTGCGGTAGAGACTGGGCTAGTGCCATAGGCGCAGCGCCGATCCCGAGCGCTACCGCGCCGGCGGCAGTGAGTCGTTTCGCTGTCGACATCAGCTGCGCCAGTGGGCCGTCTTCGCCTTTGCCCAGGCCGACGGTGAGGCCCTGCATGGTGTACTCGCCCAGCGCCGCAAAGACGCGGGACGGCGAGTGAATGTCGAGCTTCTCCTTGAAGAAGTTGATCACACTTTCACCGGCGCCCATCACGGCATCCTTTACTGCGCCCATGCGGCTGGTGATGCCATTGACCAGGCCGTCCATGAGCATGCCGCCCATAGCCACGAATTGGTTCGGCAAGCCGGCGATCAGATTGACCAGGCCGGCCAGCCACTGTCCGAAGATGCGCCCCTTGCTGGTGGCGGTATCAAGCTCGGCACTTGTGGCCTTGAACGGCTCGAAGAGGCGGCTGACCCAACCCCAGGCAGTGCCAAGTGCCGCAGAGATGCTGTCCCAGATGGGCGCCAATGGAGCCAAGGCACTGCCCACGCCGGTGATCAGTGGCTGGAGTGGGGCCAGGCCCTCCTTGAAGCCTTGCCACATACCCGCAAAGAAGGCTTTCACCGGCTCCCAGTACTTGATAAGCGCAACGGCGCCAAGCGCCAGGGCTGTCACCAGCAGACCGATGGGGTTGAGCAGAAGCGCGCGGGTCAAGAACAGCACTGCCTGCCCAACGAATCGCAAGCCCGCTGCAGCGCCACCAAGTATCCCGGTTGCTGCTCCACGAAGGATACTCACCAGACCCGTCCAGCCGCCGCGCAGTACGTTGAGGCTGGTACCGAGCAGGCCGTTAGCTCTTACGTAGGCGATGGTGCGCGATGTCGCTGCAGCCAGGCCTTGAGCATTGGCTTTGGCCAGATTGGCCGTCGCCTGGGCTGCCCCCTTGATGCCACTAGCTACCTGTCCAGCCAGTGTCTTGCTCCACGTCAGTGAAGCGGTGACTGCCTGACCCATGCGGCTGGTCGTTGTAGAAATGCTCGAGCCGAACTGTACCAACGACGCTCGAGCACGCGTCCAGATCCCAGGCTGGATTGCAGCCGCCTGCCAACTGGTGGCGAGGCGTTGGCCAATACCGGACAAGCTGCTTGAGACGCGGGCGAACAGTCCCATGGATTGAGTCGTGGCAGGAAGTTCGCGCCGTCCGAGTCGTGTGAAGAGGGCGATGACATTCGGAAGCCTGATGCCGATCTGGCCCAGGGCGAAGCGCGTGATGAGCATAGGGCCAAGGATGCCGGCGAGGCCTAGCGCGAGGACGCCGAATGTCGCAGCCAGTGCCGCTGCGCCGGCGCCGACCTTGAGCAGGGTAGTGACCAGCTCCGGGTTGGCCTTGGCCCAGCCGTTGACCTTCTCCAGTACGCCGTTGAGGGTGTTCATCAGCTCGATCAGTGCCGGGCGCAAGGTAGAGCCGAGGTCGCTGGACAGGTTGAATGCCCGGTTCTGGCTCATCTTCCATTGAGAGGAGAGGAGGTCGCCCTTGATGTCGCCTTCCCGCTGCATAGATCCGGCACCCTTGTCGCCGCGGACCAGGTCGAGCTGGCGCTGGTACTCCTTGAGGTTGTTGGCCAGCTTGGCGGCGTCGTCGCCGTACTCCTTGCCGAACAACTCAGTGGTCACGCCGATCTGGCGGTCCTGGGGCAGCTTGTTGATGGCGGTGAGCACCATCTGGATGGTGCCGGTGGCGTCCTTGGCCATGCCTTTCTGGATCTTGCTGGCGTCCAGGCCCAGCACCTTGAGTGCCTTGCCGAAGCGCTTAGGCTGCTGCTCGGCGATAGCCAGCTCGCGGATCATGGCGTTGGTGGCGGTGCCCGCGACCTCGGCCGAGGAGCCGAGCGACAGGAAGGTCGAGCCCAGGGCGGCGGCGTCCTTGTAGTTCATACCCACACTGGCGGTGATGCCGGCGGTGCGCTTGAGGACCTCGATGATATCGCCACCCTTGGACTGGGCGTTGTCGTCGAGGTAGTTGATGGCATCGCCCAGCGCGGCGACGTTTTTGATCGGCAGCTTGTAGAGGCCGGCGATGCGCGCCAGGTCCTCGCCGATCTGGTCAGCGGGCAGATCGAAGGCCGTGGCAGCGGTGGCTGCGGTTCGAGCGAAGGTGAGTAGATCGTCCTTACCCTGGATGCCCATGCGCGCAGCGCCCTCGACCAGGGCCGCAATGTCGGTAGTGGCCATGGGGATGGTCTCGGACATCTTCTGGATTGCCCGGGCCATGTCGTAGTAGGTCTGGGTGAGCTGCCCATTGTCGTCGCGAGCGCCGTCCACCTGCTTGGCAACGCCGGCCATGGCGTCCTCGAAGGAGCTGTAGCTCTTGATCATGCCGAGAATGGGACTGCCAAGCGCCGCACCGGTTGCGGCTGAGCTGGCGCCCGCCACCGCAGCGTTGCCTGCGAATTCTTGGCCTTTGGCGAGCTTGGCGCGCACTGCTGCGCTGCGTTCCTGCAGGCGGTTGAGACTGGTCAGCCGGGCCCGCTGGGCTTCGATGGCGGCATTCGCCGTGCTGAGCTGTGTCTCCAGCCGCGACTGGGCCGCCCCAAGATTGCGGGTGTCAACGCCGGCCGAGCGCATGATCGGCAGCAGGCGCTGCAGCTCAGTGCGCTGAGCGGTGTGCTTGGTCTGGAGTTTCTCTACTGCGGCCGCGGCATTGGCGAAAGTCTTCTGGAAGGCGGCGGACGGGGCGTCCATCGCCTTGAGCTGCTCGCGGTAGGACCGCAGTTTCTCCTGGCCCTTGGCCAGGGCCTCGGCGCTCTGGCGCACGGCCTCGCGCTGGCGCTGGTAGGCGCTGATGTCTTGCTGCTGCTGGTTGAGCTCCTTGACCCGGTCCCGGGCAGCCTTGAGCGCCCGGGCGGTCGCGTTGCCGCCCCCGGCGATGCGTTTGAGGGGAGCCGTGACCTTGTCCAGGGCGGACAGGAGGACGCGGATCTGCAGGTCATTGGCCATCGGGGGCGACTCGTTTGCGGGCGCGCTCGCGCCAGTCCATCAGTTCGGCCAGACCCAGCTGGTCGAGCTGGGCTGGTTGCCAGTGGAAGGTGATGGCGAGATCCGCCATCGCTTCCTCTACGCGGACGGGGAGAGCTCCGCCCGGACCGACTTCTTCAGCAAAAAACCAGCGATCTTCCCGCCGACGTCGACCAGGTCGGCCGGATCCATGCCGCGGACTTCGGCCTCGGTGAGGCTGGGGATGCTGATGCGCGGGGTCACGCGCATGATCGCGGCGACGTCCAGCTGCAGCAGCTCGGCCAGGGAGACGCCACGCAGCTCGCCGGCGTTGGGCTTGCGCAGGGTGATCTGCTCGATGACGGTCGAGCCGCGAACGATAGGCTGGTCCAGGACGACTACGTTTTCCGGTACCGGCTCGGAAGCGGTGAAGTTGTGGGTGTGGGCGCCTGCAGGAATGGCATCGCCCAGGGTTGCGTTGGCGTTGGTGGTATCGCTCATGGTGGTACTCCAGGTAATAGGCTAGGGCTGGCCCGCCGGAGCGGGCCGAAAAGAGGAGGGATCAGATGCCGAGGGCGGCGCGCTGCTTGGCCAGGCGGTCTTCACCGCCGACGATCTCGACGAAGTTGAGGAGGTCGATCTCGATCACGGTCTCGCCCGCCACGATCAGCTTGTAGTAGCTGCAGGTGGTGGTGATCTTGTGCTCGGTGTCCTCGCCCGGGGTGGCTTCGCCCATCTCGATAGTCTCGTGACGGCCGCGGACCACGATCTCGACGGCGGTGTCCTCGCCGGTGTCGTCCTGCTGGTAGGTGCCGGTGAAGCGCAGGGGTACGGCTGCGGCGCCCACGGCGCCGAATTGCTTTAGGGCGGTGAGATCCAGTCCACCCAGGGTCCACTCCAGCTGGATGCCGTCGTCGGAGAAGCCCAGATCAGCCTTTACCGGGCCGTTCATGCCGGCGCCGCGGAAGGCTTCCATCTTGCGGCCGAGGGTCGGCAGGGTGCAGGACTTGGCGACGCCCAGGTAGGAGTAGCCATCGTTGAAAAGCATCATGTTCTTGAGTTTGCGGGGCATGGCCATGGGGGCAGCTCTCCAGAGGGCGCCCAAGGGGGCGCCGGATATTCAGGGTGGGGATCAGGCGTTGACGCGGCTGGCGAAGTCGACCAGGAAGCGGTCGGTGATGCGCTGGCGCAGGGTCAGGTCTTCCAGCGGCGGGACCGGGGTGTAGTCGTAGTCCAGGAAGAGCTTGCCGGCCTTGAGCGTCTCCTTCTCGTTGGCGTCGGCGTCGTACCAGCACTCGCCGCCGAGCAGGTAGCCCTGGCGGGTCAGCTCGCGGAATTTGGCGTTGATGCCCTCGACGATGTCGCGCACCAGGCTCGGGTGCATGGGGCGGTCATTGGCCCAGAAATGCGCCTCGGCCATGGTGTCGGCCAGCACCTGGGCGGTGCGGGTGTAGTTCTCGAACGCAAAGAGCGGATCCTCGCTGGTGGTGCGCGAGCCCCAGAAGCGGTAGCCGTCGTGGTTGATTAGCGTGGTCACCTCGTTGCCGTTGAGGTAGTCGCTGTCGGTCGCGGTGTTCTGCAGATCCCAGAAGACGTCCTTGCTGATGCCGGTCACGCCGTCTACGGCCACGTTGGACAGGGTCTTGTGCCAGCCAGTGCTCTGATCCAGCTGCGCACGTAGGCCCAGGGCCCGGGCGGTGGCATTGGCGGTCACGGTGGCGTTCTGGACGGTGGACCAGGCCAGGAAGTCCGGCCAATGGAGCATCAGCTCGCGGGCGCCGAACTGGTTGCGGTAGGCGACGGCCTCTTCCTTGGTGGCGCAGCCGTTGCAGTTCGCATAGACGAAGCCGCGCAGCTGCTTGGCGATGGCCACCATGGCGGTGGTGACGGCCTGGGTGTCGAGCCCGGGCACGCCCAGGATGCGCGGCGTGATGCCCAGCTGGGCCTTGGCCGCGAGCAGGGCCTTCATACCGGTGTAACGGCCTGCGGCCACGCCGCCAATGATGTTGCTTTGCAGCTCGGCCGCATTGGCGCCATCGGCCACGCGGACCACGACGGTGACGGGCTTGGACTGGTCGGCGATCGCCTGCAGCGATTCGGCCAGGGTGCCCTTGGTGCCGGCTTTGCCGACAGCGCCCTGGACGTTGGTCAGCAGGACGGGCGTGTTGAGCGGGAAGGCGGCGGCATCGGCATCGCTGCCGGTGCAGACCATGCCGATGACGGCGGTGGAAACGGTGGAAATGGAGCGGGTGCCCTGATTGATCTCGAGGACACGCACGCCGTGATGGTAGTCAGCCATGAGGGGTTGCCTGCGCAGGTGGGTAGGTGACGCTGCACAGGCTGGCGGATCCGCGCGCGCGGGTCGCGGGGTGGGAGTTGTAGCGGCGCCCGCTACAAAATGCCGACGGCCATCAGGCGGCCGAATCTCCTTGTGCGGCCAGGTAGCTGGCCGTGGCGGCCGGATCCGGACTGGCGGGCCAGTCGGCGTCGGCCGGTACCGTGTTGATGGTGTCCACCCGGTTGAGCAGTACCCGATAGGTCTTCCAGGCCTTGAGTGCCTTGGCTTCCGACTCGGTGGCAATCTCCAGGTCCACGGCATCCTGTAGGGCGCTAATTTGGCCGGTGGCATATTGGAGCAGCAGCGAGCGCTGGCGGGTGGCGGATTCCTTGAGCGCAGCCAGTTTCGCGGCTTCGTCCAGGTGCCACTGGCCGTTTTCCCATTTGTCGTAGGCCGACTCAGGGGCGGTCAGGGTGTAATCGGCCGGCAGCGCGCCCAGCAGCAACCAGGTGCGCGGCTCGCCGGTAGCGGTGTGGTAGACCGTAGCTCCGCGGTGGTCAGCGATCACGGTCCAGGTCTCACCTTCACGCACGACCGCCTGGCCCTGCCCAGCGACCGGTGGAACGCTGGAGACGCTATGGGCCGGGTAGAGCCAGACGTCGGGCTCCAGCGGGCTGGGGTCGGCCTTGCAGCTGCCCAGGTATTCGCCTGTGGCAGGATCCAGGTTGTACGCCAGCGGGGCCGCTAGTCCTGACCACCAGGGCCCCTGGTTGCTGGGATACTCTGGGCCGACCAGCTCTTGAGAGGCCTGTTGAATGTCATCGCTCATGGTTGGACTCCTCAGTACTTGATGCAGGCCAGCAGGGCCAGGTTGCGCGGACGGGCTTCATTGCCGCCGGATGTGCCGATGGTGACGGAGTGGGTGTGCGAGCCCGCGGTGCTGGTGGTCATGGTGACCGTGCCATAGCGGTTTTCGTCGCCGAAGATGGAGTTGTCGTTGTTGCCCAGCTGGGCGCCGTCGTTGTTCCAGGTCATGGTGTGGTTGTGCGCGCCTGCCGTGCCGGTGGAGGCAGGGTGGTCGTGCAGCAGGTTCTGGCTAGCTTGGCCGCTTGCGAAGGCCCGTCCACTATCCACGCCGCGACCGTCATCCCAGCCGCGCAGGAACTCGCCGCGGATGTCCGGCAGGTTGAAGGTGGTGGAGCCATCACCGGCGCCGAAGGTGGTGCCGATTGCCGCGAACAGGGTGGCGTAAGTCGTCCGGCTGACGGCGGCGCCGTTGGCCTTGAGGTAGCCCGCTGGGGCGCTGCTCATGGCGAAGAAGTCGATGGCGCCGGCACGGTCGCCGATGGCGTTGAGGACGTAGGCCGTGGAGGCCGCGTTCACGCTGCGATCACCTGCGCCCACGGTTTGGACTTCCACGCCGTGGGGCATGTAGCCCTTGCCGGTGGTGAGGTTGAAGGTCAGTGGGCGAAGGCTGTTCAGGTCGCCGTAGGGGCTGCCCTTGGCAGTGAACAGCAGGTAGAGCCCGGCGCCGTCGTTGCGCCAGAAGCTACCGAAGTCGCCCCCGATGAGGCGGTAGCTGCTCCAGGACGTTGTCTGCACCTCGCCGAAGAAGCGCTTGTTGCCGTTGATGCTCTGGTCGCCCTCACTGGTGAGGATCTGGCCGGTACGTCCTGCTGGCAGGGAGGCATTGCCGAGCTGGACCTCGCCCGCGGTAGAAATGCCGAGCCAGCCGATGCGGCGGTCCTTGGCGGTATCGCCTGGCGGCGTGTAGTAGAACCGCGCGCCCCAGCCACCGGCGCCGTCCTGCACGCCCTGGTAGGACAGCACGGTATAGCCGCCGCTGTTGGCCATCTCCAGGGATACGTTGCCGGTGGGCTCCTGGTTCTGCAGGTAGACGTTTTTCCAGCCGTTAGCGGCGGATTTGCCGGACATCCAGTGATAGATCTCGGCGGCCAGGTCGCTGAACTTTCCGGTCTTGCCTACGGTGGCCAACTGGTCGGCGAAGGCGAATTCCCGCCACGGGTACCAGGTGGTGTCGTGTCGCACTCGAACGAACGTCCGACCGCGGCCACCCGCGCTACCGAAGATCTCCGTAGCGAACTGGGTCAGGCGCGCATAGGGCCCAGCCAGGCCGTGGGTGAAGACCTCGAAAGCAACCTGGGTGGTGTCGCTTGCCCCCGTTACGGGCCAGTTGTAGGTGGCCGCGTTGGACGCTGCGCCTTCGCAGCGCACCAGACCGCCGAAGGGCGCATCGTTGAGGTTAAGGGTGTTGTTCTGTACCGGTGCGTAGCCTGCCAAGCCATAGGCCGCCATCACGGCCTGGACAAACGCGGTCGTGGCGATTTGCGTGGTGCTGGTGGCGATCCCCGCGGTGGGCGCCTTGGGCAGGCCCGTTAGCGTCGGCGACTCGCTGTTGGCCTTGAGCCCCAGCGCCGTGGCCATATCGGTGGCGTAGTTCGGATTGTTGCCCAGGGCGGCGGCCAGCTCGTTGAGCTGGTTGAGCGCTTCGGGCGAGCCATTGACCAGAGCGGCGATCGCAGCCTGGACGAAGGCGGTGGTGGCGATGCTGGTGTCATTGTCGCCGGCGGCCGGCGTCGGCGCGCGTGGGTCGCCGAGCAGCACCGGCGAGTTGAGTGGCGCCTTGCTGTCGTCGGTGATGGCGATGTTGGCCGTGCCGTCGAACGGAACGCCGTTGATGGTCCGGGCGGTGGCCAGCTTGGCCGCACTAACTGCCTGGCCGGAGCCATTGCCAGTACCGCCGTTGGCGATCGGCAAGTAGGTGGTGGCCGCAGTGGCGCGGCCTTTCTTGTCGAGCGTGACGCCGCCATAGGTCCCGGCAGCGACGCCGGTGTCAGCCAGGTTCACGGTCAGGGACAGATCAGCACTGCCGTCGAAGGTGCCGGTAGCGGTGGCGTCGCCGGTGAGCTTGACCGCGCGAGCAGTGGCCAGCTTGATCGCCAGTGCGGCCGAGCGGGTACCGTCCAGAAGGCCGTCAATACGAGCTTTGAGCCAGCGGGTGCGGTTGGCCAGCTGCAGGCCCTGGCGGTTGGAGAGCCCTTCGGGGCCGCCGACTACCGGATCGGTTTTCTCGATCTGGTAGACGCCATCCTCCCACTGCTCTTTTTCGGTGAGGTTCGTCATCAAGCGACTCCGTAGGTGAAGGTCCCGTCGTAACGGAAGGTGCCGCTGTGATCGTTGAGCGCAGCGGTGAAGTTGAGGGCAATGAGCTCGCAGCGCGCCGGGGCGACGTCGGCGAGGGTTTGGCGGATCCGCGCGGCCTGGGCCACGCTAATGGGCTGGGTGACGTACACGCTGTACTTGGCCCAGTGCTCGTCGTGGCCGTAGAAGTTGTCGCCGTTGTAGGAGCGGCTGCCGTCATAGAGGCCACCAGTGGCGCCCTCGATGAGGGTGAAAGCTTCGGAGCCGAGCAGGTTGGTCAGGGCGCGGCGGACGGCGCCGCGGGTGCCCTTGTGCCGGTGGACAGTGACGGAATCGGCGATGATCTGGCGCTTGGCGTCCTCGCCCCAGTTGGCGTCCCAGTCATCGACCGACACCGCCCAGGCCAGCCAGGGCAGCACCGCGGCCGGGCACTTCCAGGGATTCCACAGATCACGGAGCGGGACCGGCAGGGCATCGATGCTGGCGCCGCTGGCGGCGATCGCACGCTCCATGGGCAGGCTGGTGGGTGGCAGCAGGACGCTACTCATCGGTGCCGCCCTGGCTCAGGGTGATGCCGGTGCAGTAGGCGGCTTGGTCCTGGGCGACCTCGAGGTCGGTCGCCGGGCTGGCCAGGATCACGTTCTGCACGCCGCTCTGATGCAGCGCGGCGAACAGGCCCGAGCGGGAGACGTCCTGGCCCATGGCATGGCGCTCGGCTACGTAGGCCTTCGCCTTGGCCAGGGCGGCGGCCTCCACGACCGCCATGTCCGGTCCGCTGTAGAAGACCAGGGTGGCTGCCACTTGGTAGGGCAGGATCTCAGCGGCGACCACTTCGACGGTGTCGCAAAGCGGCCGGACGTCTTCGTCGTTGAGCGCCGCGGCCACGGTGGCCAGCAGCGTGGCGCTTGGCGTGCCGTCGCCCTCAGTGCTCAGGACCACGACCCGCACGGTGCCCTGGATGGGACGCAGGATGGCTACGTCCTTGACCTTGGCCGAGGCGGACAGCGCGTGGTAGCGGTAGGCGTTACGCGGTCCGGCGGTGGTGAAGCCTTCCAGGGCGAGCTGGGTCCGGTACCGCAGGCGCTCGTCCGTCTCATAGACGGCGGGGATGGCCGGGGTGACGCTGTTGTCGGCCGGCGTCACCAGCAGGCGCTGGACGCCGTACCAGGCAGCGACGTTCTCCAGGTCCGCACCGGTGGCGTAGGCCAGCATCACCGCCTTGGCGCCATCGTTGATGCGCTGGCGGAGGATGAGCTCGCGGTAGGTGTTCTCCTGGAGCAGCTTGTTCAGCGGCTGCGACTCCAGCTCCAGGCGCGCGGCGATATTGGCCTGCTCGGCAGCCGGGTACAGGCTGACCAGGCGGGCCTTGCGGGCGGCCAGCAGGGTCTCGAAGTCCAGGGACTCGACGACGTCGGGCAACGGCAGGAGGGAAAGGTCGATCATGCGAGGCCTCCAAAGACCAGGGGGGCGCGCAGGCTGACGGCGGCGTTGGTGACGGTGCTGTAGCCCTCCAGGTCAACGAAGGCCTGGCCCGGGGCGTCGCCCAGGGTGAGCGCGATGCGGGTGAGGTTGAGCCGCGGCTCCCAGCGCATGAGGGCGATCACGGCCACGGCCTTGGCCTGCAGCGCGGTGGCGTCGTTGAACGGTTGATCGATCAGGCTGAACAGGTCGCAGCCATAGGGGCGGCGCATCACGCGGGTGCCGATCGGCGTGGTGAGGATGTCGCCGACCGACTGCTGGAGCTCTTCGAGCTCGGTGACGGCCAGGCCCGTTGCGCGGCTCATCATGGTGTGGGCGCTCCGGTCTGGGCGTTGCCAACCTGGACGCCCCCGTGCGGGTGCTTAACCAGGCTGATGCCGGCGGCGACGACGTCGCGGGTCACGGTCACCAGGCCGTCTATGTCCACGTCGCCCTGCAGCTTAAAACCGCCCGGGGCGACGATTTCGACCCGGCCGCCGGCGGGCAGGGTGGCCAGCAGCTGGTGGGCTTCGCTGTCGTACTCGACGACGGCGCCGTCCGGGTAGGTGCGGCGGTGCAGGCCGGCGCGATCGCCGTTGGCAGGAATGAGGGCGCTGAACAGGCCGCCGATGGCGATGCCCTGGGCGGTCTGGCCGCTGGGGCTCAGGACCAGGACCTGCTCGCCCACGGTGGGCGGATCCCAGTCGCGCGTGGTGCCGGCGCGCAGGGCGGTCCAGGGCAGCCAGCCGGTCAGCAAGGCGCCGCTCTGAACCCGAACGCGGGCAGGGCGCTTGTCTGGGAGACTGCCATGGTCGACCTCGGCAATGGTGCCGAGGCGGATCAGGTTCTCGATGAGGCGGGAGAGGGCGGCGATATCGGTCATGCCGCGGAGAATGGCGACCGCGCGCGCGTGGTGCAGCCAGCTAGAGTTGTAGCTAGGCCTGCTACAAATGTGTGTGCCAGCTAACCAGAGGAAAAGTCATGGATGCGAAGAGCAAACTGCCAGAAATCATAAGGCGTGGCGCCGAACTTGCCGGCGCTGGAGCAGGGCCGATGCTTGCCACAGCGGTTGGAGATGTGAGCGGAGGTGTTTTGGCTCAGGCTGGGGTCGCTATAACTCAGGCGTTGGTCGATTTCGTGCAGCGGACGATGTCAAACCGAGAAGAAGTCAGAAGTATTAGTGCGGTAGCGGTAGGTGCAGCGCGAATAAAAGAAAGAATCGCGAGTGGCGAGGAGCTAAGGGACGATGATTTCTTCCGGACGCCGACTGGGTCAATACCTAAAGCCCAAACAATACTTGATGGCGTGCTTACTAAAGCGAAGCTTCAATATGAAGAGCAAAAGGTCCTGGTGTTAGGTGAGCTTCTTGCGTCTGTAGCCTTTGACACCTCAATAGCCGCAGATGATGCGTCTTGGATGCTATCTTGCATTGACAGGCTTACCTATCGGCATCTCCTGATTCTTGCAGCGTTTGATGAGCTTGGCGAGGTTTGGCGGGACAATGATCTCCGCCACATAATAGAGAGAGACCGAGTTATAGCTGTGCAGATTGGCGAGCTACGCGGAATGTCTCTGTTGGTGGGTAGAGGAACATATGAGGGCATTGTTGCTATAACTCCAACGGGTAAAAAGTTAGTGGAAGCTGCCCGGCTTTCTAAGTTTCTTGATGGAGATGGGCAATACGTCAGGAAGGTGCTGACACCTCCTGACGAGTTGTACTCAAGAGATCAATCCATCTAGCAGATCATCTCTCAGCAGTTTCAAATCGTTTTCAGTAAGGCCGATCAGCTCGCGGCGGGGGTAGCGGACCTCGGGGGCTCCGCGTTCGGCGCGGTCTTTCAGGCCGTACTGGTGGACGCGGGCGATGCGGGAGACGCGGCCGGCGAAGCCGATCACCGCCTGTTGCGGCGTGCCCTTAGCCTTGAGGTAGCGCGCCATCTTTAGCTTCTCGAACATGCGCCGCTTGATCCGTCCCTTCTTGCCACGCAGATCCCGCGGCTTGCGCGCCTCGAACGGTGAGCCATCCGGGTTCACCTGGGCGCGGATCCGCTGCTGCTGACCGCGGCGCAGCTGCTGAGCTGCCTTGCGGGCCAGTTGGGCCCGGCCGCGACCGTCGAGCTTCTGTAGCAGCGGCGAGAGCCAAGTCTCCAGCGCCTCGAGGTCAGCCACGGCTGCGGCCTGGGTGCGGTGTTTCCAGGGCGAGGGCGTCGCCCGCGGATACGGATTGCCATTCGGCCAGCAGATCGTCGCCGGCGAAGACCTGCCAGGTGGCCGGCTCCTGGTACTCGGTGTATTGGGACTCGGGCACGTGGCTCAGCTGGTAGGTGTCGTCCGGCTGGCGTTTCACGATCACTCGCTCGGTGAGCGGGAGGGTGATCGCCAGATCCACCTTGGAATTGTCCAGGATGTCGGCCTCGAAGCCGATCCCCTGGGCGGACTTGTCCAGGTTGGCCAGCAGCTCGGACTGGTTCGTCCGGACCCAGGCCAGCAGCGGCAGCATCACGGCGTCCGGGTGGCCGGCGAAGTCGGTGAGGATGATCTGCAACTCGTAGCCGTACTCCCAGGACAGGCTGGCCGCGGCGGTGCAGCGCAACTTGCCCTTGTCGATGAAGACCAGCAACCGGTCAGGGCTGTGGCGCAGCTCCGGCACGGCGGTGAGCAGGTGAGCGCGCAGGCTCTCGGGCTTGTTCATGGGTGGGCCTGCTGGGCGTCATAGACCATATCGACCTGGGCGGCGCAGTCGGCCCAGGCCGCTTCCAGCGCCTCGCTATCGTCCAGGAGCTCGCCGTTATTGCGCGGGGCGGTCGACGGCAGCTGGCAGCGCGTTACCACTGGACAGCCATTCACGGTAAGCCGTGGCGCCGGTGAGGACGGGCCGTTGGCGCAGCCGGCGAGCAGCAGCAGGCAGAGGCTGGCCAGCCCACGCCCTGAGTTCAGCGTTTTCATTTTCGAGCTCCTGGATCCGGCGCTTGCGGACATCGATCTCGCGGCGCAGGTCGGTTTGGGTGGTCTGCAGCTGGGCCTGGGCGGCCCGCTGCTCGGTGAGGGTGGCCGTGAGGTGGTCGCGCTCGCCGGTCAGCTGGGTGACCTGGTCCTCGGCCGCCTCGCGCTTCTGGTTGGCCTGGTCGATGCGCAGGCCCTGCGCATAGAGGGTCAGGCACAGCACGGCGATCGTCAGGGCCAGGGCGAGCGCGAAGAGCGCCTTCTCCTTCCAGCTGATCATCGGCGGTACCAGCCAGCACGGCCCATGGCCGCCTGGTCCAGGTGCTCGAGGTCACCCATTACGACGACGGCGCGGACCCCTGGCTTTGCGGCCTGGATGGCTTCGGCCAGGTGCTCCGCGTCCTCGATCGAGGCACCGGCCGGCAAGACGAAGACGTCGCCGTCGACCGGTTTGATGCGCTGCGCAGCATCCATGGTGATCATGCGGCGTCCTTAGCCGGGGCGGCGGCGCTGTAGCGGGCGAAGGCGCGCTCGAGCTTCACGTCGTAGAGGTTGCGGGCGTAGGCCGGGCCGTTGTAGCCGCGAGCGAAGTCCGCCCACTTGCCAGCCTTGAGCGCCTTGAGCAGCGCGGGCTCCGCCTTGACGAAGCGGACGAAGGCTTCGAGCTGCTCGGCTTCGCTGGCCTGCATGCGGGTGACGAAGTCCTGGACGTTGGCATAGCCCAGGCCCTGCCAGTGGTAGCCCATGACCTGGAACAGGCCCCAGCTGCACGACTCCAGCGCGCAGGCCTCGTCGATCTGCCGGGCCGAGGTCAAACGCTGCCACTCGGCCGCGCCGCCGGCGTAGCCGCCGGACTTCGGGTTGATCAGGTTCGGGTTGAGGGCTGCCAGGCGATCGGCCTCGGCCTGGCCCTGGGCCTTGACCAGGCGCTGGTAGAAGACGTGGCGCTCGAACAGGATCACCACCTTGCCGTTGTCCAGGAAGCCTTCGCCCTTGGACTCGACCTCATTGACCGCCTGGACGGCCGCGACGGGGACGCCCAGGGTCTTGGCGGCGCGCTCGAGGTCGGCAAAGCCCAGGTGTAGTGGATCGCGCTTGCCGAGCAGGGCGGCGAAGGTCTTGGGGCCGGCGATGCCATCGGCCACCAGGCCGACCGAGCGCTGGAAGGCTTCGACGGCCTGCTCGGTGGCTTCGTCATAGTCGCCGTCCAGGTCGACGGTGAAGCCGGCCGCAGCCAGGGCTTTCTGCAGGTCGCGCACGGCCAGGCCGTGGGCGCCGATGATCAGGATCTTGGGCTGGTTCATTGCGTTTCTACCTTGCGTTCGACGAAGCGTTTAGCCGCGGCGCGAGTGCCCTCGACGCCCAGCAGTCCGATGATTCCGCCCCAGAAGGGGCCGGTGCTGGCAGGGATGCCCAGCAGGGAGAGGCCGTGGCTTGCGGCCAGGGCCAGGGCGCCGCAGAGGGGCGCCTCGAGCAGCACGCGGCGCAGGGTGCCGCCGCTGTAGGCGATCCGGAGGCCCGCGATGACGCAGGCGACCATGGCGGCGTAGAGGGCGGGCCAGTTGTGTTCGAGCCAGGTGGCGAACCAGGCCCAGGAGTCAGGACGGTCAGGCATGATGTTTCTCATCTAGTCCCAGAGGCTGACCGGCTGCTGCGCGGCGATGCCGGCAGAGACCTGGGCGGGGGCGTCTGGCAGGGTGATTGGGGTGCCGATCGGCAGGATGGGGCCCAGCTCCGCCAGGCCCGGGTTGGCTTCGAGCGCGGTCTCGGTGACGTCCTGGGTGCGCCCGTAGTGCCGCAGGCAGATCCGGTCCAGGGTGTCGCCTTGCTGGGCGCGCACGACGGTGGCCATCAGATGAGCTCCACGGTGGTCCGGGCCAGGCCCAGGAAGTCGCGGATGGCCCAGCGCTGATCGCGGCGGTAGTCGTCGATGGTGGGGGTCTCCGCCTCGGCGTCCTTGTCGCCCTTGGCGGTGCTGTCGTAGCTGCGGTACCGCTCGGCGACCTCGGCCGCGGTGGCAGCATCGATCGCACGCAGGTAGAGGTGGGCACGCTCGCTGACGCCGTCGACCAGCAGCCCGGGCACGGCGGCCAGGGTGGCGTAGCCGCTGGTGGCCTGGGCGAAGCGGTAGCCGGCGAGCTCGCGGTTGACGGTGATGGCTGCGGCGATCACGGCGGCCTTGAGCTTTTCCGTGGTGACGCTGCTGTCGATCCGCAACCGCGCGCGGACCTGGTCCAGCTCGATCGCCGGCCAGAAAGGGTCGGACACCACCTGACCGCTGGCGACGGTGCCGCCTGCAACGAATCCGCTCATGGTGCTGCTCTCGAATGGGTCGCCGGTGGTCGGGGCTTCACGGTTCCAGGCTAGGCCTGGCCGATCCGCCTCGAGCCGGCGGGGTTGCGGGGGACCGCTCGGTTAGCCGCCAGGGGCGGCATGTTTCTTGGCCAGGCGCTCGGCCCGTTCCAGGTCTTTCTTGCCGCCGCAGCGGTCGTGCAGGCTGATGGCTCGCTGCAGGGCGGTGATGCCGCGGGCCAGCTGGCCTTCGGCGCCCGGGCGTTCGTCGTCGATGCCCTCCATGTAGGCCCGCCCGATGGCGAGAAAGAGCTTTGCGCGCGCCTCGTCGGGCATGTCCTGCTCGACGGTGAGTGCCTCGGTGTAGAACAGCAGGTCCGGCTCGAACGGCTGGCCAGCTTTCTGGGCGTTGAGGGCGGCGGTGGCCACCTCTTCAGCGATCAGGCAGCCGGTGGTCCGGGCGAAGCGATCCGGCATCACCAGGCCGTGCTTGAGCACGTAGGCAGCGATGTGGAGCGCGCCCCAGAAGTCGCCGGCATCGATGCGCCAGATCATCACGGTGACCAGCACCTCGTCCTGGGCGCCATTGCCGCCCTCGAGCACGCCGCTGACGTAGTCGGCATAGGCGCCAAGCAGGTGCCGCTTAAGCTCGGCCTTGGCCTGGGTGGATTGCACCTGCTTGAGTCGCAGCCGGTCCTGCAGCAGCTGAGCCAGCTGCTGTTCGTACACGGTACGGCCCGCCATGCTGTCGGCCGGCCCGACTGCTGCAGCGGCGAGTGCCGCTGCAGCTGCCAGGAAGTGCCGTTTCGCGGGAGAGGTGGCCATGGCTTATACGCCCGTCTCGATGTTTTCGATCAGGCAGCCGAAGCCGTAGTCCTCGATCACGTAGGCGTCGTTGCTCGACTCGTAGTTCTCGATGCGGTTCTTCTCCGGCGCTTCCTTGACGAAGCGGCGGCGGCCACCGGTCTGGAAGTAGATCGCCAGGTTTTCGAGCGAGGTGATGAGCATGCCCTTGTCCGGGCAGTAGGGGACCTCGACCGGCTGCAGGCCGCCCATGCGCTTCTGAGCCAGGATCAGGTCGGTGGCCAGTTTCTCGCTGGGTGCCTGCTCGCGGTTGACCAGGGGGAAGTACTTGTCGTGGACCAGGTCGCGACCGAGGATCACCACCAGGCCCGGATCCTTGCGGTACCAGGGGTCGATCAGGTTGCTGACCGCGTCGAAGACCAGGGCATCCAGGTTGTTGTAGTCGGCGTCGGCGCCGGTGCCGATCACGATCTTGCCGGCGGTCTTGCCGGACTTCAGCACGCGCTGGGGCGCGTTATTGCGGTACTGCTGCAGCCAGCCGATGTTGACGTCCTGCAGCAGCGGGTTGGTCGCACGGTTGGTGGTGGCTGCCGCGCTGGTGCCGTTGAAGCCGATCATCAGGCGGTCCAGGGCTTGGCGCTTGACGATGGCGTCACGCAGGCGCGCCTGGAAGTCCGGGAACTTGGCCCAGGCGTCCAGCAGCGAGTAGGGGATCGCGGTGTCGAAGTCGGTCTTCTCGCACTTGTAATCCTGCTTGTCGGTGCTGGAGACGTCGCGCGGATTCCGGCTGGCCGAGCCGCTGGTATCGGTACGGCTGGCGATGGTGCCGGAGACGCCCAGGCCGACCTTTTGGCCGAGCAGCTCGTCGACGCCGATAATGTTGATCTTGCTCAGGAAGTCGCTGGACTCCTGGATGCGGGTTTCCAGCTTCTGCTGGACGGTGGGGTCGACAGCGAAGGTGGCGCTCGCCGAGGACACGCCGCTCAGGGCAGCAACTTGGGCCAGGTAGGCGGTGTACAGGGCACGGGTATCGTTACGCATGGATCTCTCCGGGAAAGTGAACGGCTGATCAGCAGTCGGTCAGGGTCTTGCCATCGCCGCCGGTGACCGGAGGGCGTTTGGTCTGGTTGGGGTCTTGGGTCTGGCTGAGCTGCACCTGCAGGGCGGTGAAGTCGGTCTGCAGCTGCGCATGCTTGCCCGCCAGCTCGGCGAGAGCGGTTTCGGCGTTGGTGAAGCGGCCGTCCTGCTCGCGGACGTGCTCAGCCACTGCAGTGACGGCAGCGCCGAACTGGGCGAACTCGCCTTCGGTGCGTGCCTCCTTGCCCTTGAGCAAGTCGGTGACCTTGGCCAGGAGCATCACGCCCAGGCTGGGCTTGTCCTCGACCTCGGCGAAGGTCAGGGCGGTCTCTTCGGCCACAGTGAAGAGGTTGTCGGCGTGCTGCTTGCGGCCGGCGTAGGGGTTGCCGGCGGGGTTGGCCGCGGCGAAGGACAGCACGTCGGTACCCAGGCTGGCCGGGCTGTCGGTGATGCCGAGGCCGACCAGGTAGGCGGCGCCGGTGTCGGCGAACTTGGGCGAGATCTCGATCGAGGTGTAGATCTTCTGCTTGGCCTTATTCAGGGCCACCAGGTCGGCGGTGGGCTCGATCTGGGCGAAGAGGGCCAGCTTCTTCTGGCCGTTGATCTCGACCTCTTCGGCCTTCACTGCCACCACGTCGCCGTAGGCCTTGAAGGGGCTGTCCGCCACGCTGCTGCGGATGTGTTCCATCCAGATGCGGGCGCCGTAGGTCTTGGGGTTGTAGCTGGCCGCGGCCTGCTCGATCCAGGCGCGCTCAATCTGGCGGCCGTCGCTGGTGGCGCCTTCGACGGCGACACGGAAGAAGGGAGAGCGGAGTTTGGGGGTCTTGGGGTCGGCCATGCCGGGGATCCTCAGAGGCTTAGCGGGAGTGCTTGGGCGATGAGGGGCATGGTCGGGACGCGCGCGCGTCCCAGCAACGAGGGGGTTTTGTAGGCGCGCGCGGTACACGTTCGCGCGCTATGGAGGAGGGGTTCAGGGCGGCAGTCTGGCGGCCATGAAAAGCCTATCCGATTCCTCGCCCCTGCCAAGCCCGGCCGAAACGCCGGCGGCCGCCCCGTCCACTGACCTGCTGATGGACGTGCGTCGGCGCGCCAAGCATCTGTATTGGATGGGCTGGCGGGTGACGGAGATCGCCGAGGCGATCGAGGAGAAGGAAAAGACCGTCCATAGCTGGAAGGCCAGGGACGAATGGGACCGGGCCGACAACGTGGAGCGGATCGGCGGCGCCCTCGAGGCGCGCCTGGTGCAGCTGATCCTCAAGGACGGCAAGACCGGCAGCGACTTCAAGGAGATCGATCTGCTCCATCGCCAGCTGGAGCGCCAGGCGCGGATCCAGCGCTTCCAGGGCGGCGGTACCGAGGCCGAGCTCAATCCCAAGCTGGACAACCGCAATGCCGGACCCAAGAAGAAGGCCGCACGCAACGAGTTCACCGAGGAGCAGATCGAGGCCCTTGAGAGCGCCTTCCGCGACCAGTGCTTCGGCTACCAGCTCGACTGGTACCGGGCCGGCCAGCAGCGGACCCGGGCGATCCTCAAGAGCCGGCAGATCGGCGCCACCTACTACTTTGCTCGCGAGGCCTTCCTGGATGCGCTGATCACCGGGCGCAACCAGATTTTCCTGTCGGCCAGCAAGAACCAGGCGCATATCTTCAAGGCGTATATCCAGGCCTTCGCCCGGGAGGTCTGTGGCGTCGATGTGACCGGGGATCCGATCGTCCTCGCCAACGGCGCCGAGCTGCACTTCCTGGGCACCAATGCCCGCACCGCCCAGGGCTACCACGGCAACTTCTACTTCGACGAATTCTTCTGGACCTTCCGCTTCGAGGAGCTGAACAAGGTGGCCAGCGGCATGGCCATGCAGAAGCAATACCGCCGGACCTACTTCTCGACGCCCAGCTCCATGGCCCATGAGGCCTACACCTTCTGGACCGGCGAGCGCTTCAACAAGGGCAAGCCGGTCGCCCAGCACCTCAAGCTGGACGTCTCCCATGAGGCTCTGCAGGAGGGCCGGCTCTGCGAGGACCGGATCTGGCGGCAGATCGTCACCATCCTGGACGCTGAGTCCCGCGGCTGCGACCTGTTCGACCTGGAGGAGCTCAAGCTCGAGTACTCGGCCGAGGCCTTCCAGAACCTGCTCATGTGCCAGTTCGTCGACGACGGCGCGAGCATCTTCCCGCTCGCCATGCTGCAGCCCTGCATGGTGGACAGCTGGGTCGAGTGGGCCGAGGACTACAAACCTTTCGCCGCCCGGCCGCTGGGTGAGCGCCCGGTCTGGGTCGGCTATGACCCCGCCGAGACCGGCGACACCGCCGGCCTGGTGGTGGTCGCACCGCCCCTGGTACCGGGCGGCAAGTTTCGCGTGCTCGAGCGCCACCAGTTCCGCGGGATGGACTTCGCCGCCCAGGCCGAGGCGATCCGCCAGGTTTGCCAGCGCTACTGGGTGACCTATATCGGCATCGATGTCACCGGCATGGGCAGCGGCGTGGCCCAGCTGGTGCGCCAGTTCTTTCCCAACCTGACCACCTTCAGCTACTCGCCCGAGGTCAAGACGCGCCTGGTGCTCAAGGCCTACGACGTAATCAAGAACGGCCGGCTCGAATTTGACGCCGGCTGGACCGACGTCGCCCAGTCGCTGATGGCCATTCGCAAGACCACCACCGCCAGCGGCCGCCAGTTCACCTACACGGCCGGACGCAACGACACCACCGGCCACGCGGATCTCGCGTGGGCCCTCTTTCATGCCCTGCACAACGAGCCGCTGGAAGGGCAGACCGCCCGCAATACCGGCGTCATGGAGATCTACTGATGAGCGATTCCACCAGCCTGGCCGTCCAGGCCACCGCGGCGCCCGGCCCGGTCGAGGCCTTCACCTTCGGCGATCCCATGCCAGTGCTGGAAGGCCGCGAGGTCTTCGATTACCTGGAATGCTGGTTCAACGGCCGCTACTACGACCCGCCGCTATCGCTCGACGGCTTGGCCAAGGCCACGCGGGCTAGCGTCTATCTGGACTCCGGGCTCAAGTTCAAGCGCAACATGCTGGCCCGCACCTTTATCCCGCATCGCCTGCTGAGCCGCGCGGCGTTCGAGCAGTTCGCCTTGGACTGGCTCTGGTCCGGCAATGCGTACTTGGAGCGTCGCCAATCGCGCCTCGGCACGCCGGTCAGCCTGCAGCCGCCGTTGGCCAAATACATGCGCCGGGGCGAGGACAACCGCTTCTTCCAGGTGCGCGGGTGGCAAGACGAGCACGAATTCACCCCGGGCACCATCTGCCACCTGCGCGAGGCCGACATCAACCAGGAGATCTACGGCATGCCCGAGTGGCTCGCGGCCATGCAGTCCGCGCTGCTCAACGAGTCGGCCACGCTGTTCCGCCGGAAGTACTACAACAATGGCAGTCACGCCGGCTTCATCTTCTACATGACCGACCCGGCGCAGAAGGAGGAGGACATAGACAACGTCCGCACCGCGCTGCGCCAGTCCAAGGGGCCGGGCAACTTCCGCAACCTCTTCGTCTATGCCCCGGGCGGCAAGAAAGACGGCATCCAGCTGATCCCGGTCAGCGAGGTGGCTGCGAAGGACGAATTCAACTCGATCAAGGGCATCACCCGCGACGACATGCTCGCCGGCCTGCGGATCCCGCCGCAGCTGATGGGGATCGTGCCCCAGAACGCCGGCGGCTTCGGCTCGATCCGCGATGCCGCCTTGGTCTACGCCGCCAACGAGCTGGAGCCGCTGCAGGCTCGCCTGGCCCAGGTCAACGAATGGCTGGGGGAAGAGGTGATCCGCTTCCGGCAATACGAACTCACGCAACTGCCACAGTAAGGAAACCGATGTCCGCACCTATCGTTCCATGGATGGGCGGCAAGCGCCGCCTCGCCGACCGAATCTTCCCGCTCTTCCCCAGGCACAGCTGCTACGTCGAACCCTTCGCCGGGGGCGCCGCGCTGTTCTTCCTTCGTCCGGTACCCGCTGAGGTGGAGGTCCTCAACGATGTCAACGGCGACCTGGTCAATCTCTACCGGGTCGTCCAGCACCACCTGGAGGAGTTCGTCCGCCAGTTCAAATGGGCACTGAGCTCCCGCCAGGTCTTCAAGTGGCTGCAGATGACGAACCCGGAAACGCTGACCGACATCCAGCGCGCCGCGCGCTTCTACTACCTGCAGCAGTCCGCGTTCGGCGGCAAGGTCGCTGGCCAGACCTTTGGCACCGCCACCACCACGCCGCCCGGCCTGAACCTGCTGCGCCTCGAGGAGACCCTTTCGGCTGCACACCTGCGGCTGTCGGACGTCTACGTCGAGCACCTGGCCTGGCAGGACTGCCTGCGCAAATACGACCGGGAGCACACGCTCTTCTACATGGACCCGCCCTACTGGGAGACGGAAGGGTACGGCGTGCCCTTCGGCTTCGAGCAGTATGAGGAGATGGCCCGGATGCTGGGTCAGCTAAAGGGCAAGGCGATCATCAGCCTCAACGATCACCCGGCCATCCGCGAGTGCTTCAAGGCGTTCCGGATCGAGGCGACCGAGATCAACTACACGGTGGGCGGCGGCAAGGGCAGCAAGGCTGGGGAAGTGCTGATCTTCAGCTGGGATACAGCGGCGGAGCCGCTTTCACTGTTTTGATAGGCAAAAAAAAGCCTGGCTAAGCCAGGCTTTTTTATTGTTAGGCGAGAACGACAGGCTCTGGAATTCCCTTCTTGTGGAATTCGGCCTTCAGCCTTTGCTCGTCGCAATTGAATCGCTTGAAGCGCTCAACCATCTCCTCTCGGGAGCGCTTCTGGATCTTGCTGGTATCAATGTCTTTCAGTCCTACCGTCAGCATGGTCAGCCTCCTCACGCAGGAAAAACGCAGTCCTGGTTTGCGTAATAGGCCAGCTTCATATGGTGAAGCTGGTGGGTGTACTCGCTTCCTTTGTGCGAAAAGGGAGCGCCTTTCGATTCTTGGTAGCCAAACTCACTCAAGATCACATCGAACAGATTGTCGAACAGGTCTGTGTGATGCTTGAGGTACTCGTAGTAGGCATCCCCTGGGTTTAGAGCATCAAGGAAGGCTATGTGTTCAGTGATGCACATCCTAGGGCGGTGATAGATGATCAGCGCCTGCTCACCCTTCGTCCGGACCCGCACGTGCTCTACCGGTTTGAAGAAAAACCAACAGTAGATGAAAGCTGCAGCGCTAGCCACGTAGCGATCGATCTCGATCCAAACCTCAGCCTTCGTTTCAAGGATGCTATCGAGCAAGTCGATCGCAGCCTGCACCTCACCGCCTCCGTTATACGGCATCTCGATGACGATCACTTGACCTTCTACAGCAGAGTCAAGGTCGTTGCAGATAGGTCTGACCTTGGCCTCACTGATTTCCTCAACGAGCTCGTGTTTGATCATTCAGCTACTCACCGATGACCATCCCGCTACGCTGACGACATCGTTCGATATTTTGAGGGCGCGTAATTCTAAGGCTAGCAAATCTGAAGTCAAGCCTGATTTTGATCCAGGGTAGGCTTGACATCTGGTCTAATCGCCTGTTGCTAACCCTCTAACGGCGAGATTGCTAGAAACTTGAGCTTTGCGCAATCACCCCAGCGTCGATTGTTTTGCCTGATGAGATCTGACGGGCTCTGTCTCAGCGCGCGCCGTCGTCCCCCCGCCACGCCCGCGGGCTAAATGTGTCGCTTTTTCTGCAGCCCTGCACCTAGGCCCGTTCCGCGCCGCTACTGGGGCTGTACGGGGATTAGCAGGCCTGAGAAACCCTGCGAATCCCTGCACCACCGGCCTTTTTCTAGACGGCCGAATGCAGTCCCAGGCCGATCAGTGCTTGAGGACTTTTTCAGGTCGACGAAAAAAGTAGGTTACCGAGGGTAGAGGGGTTGCTTGACAGAGCTCCAGGCCGCGTCGTTGCTGGGTTTCGTCGGTAACCTGGGGGAGGTTACTTGAGGTTTTTTCCGAGGTTACTTTTTCTGGAACCGCTCTAGATCAGGGGTTTCAGCCTGGAGGGAAGTAACCTGTCTGGAAAGTTACTAATAACCTCAAATAACCTGAAAAAAACTTTTGGCTAAACCGCTGGAAGCCTTGTCTGGCAAGGGATAGAGGGTGATTAGAAAAAAAAGTAACCTCAGTAACCTACTTTTTTCGCCAACCTGAAAAATTGCCTTCGCTATCGGGGGGAGGGATTCACGGCCGAGACTCTCGCCGTCACTCTCTAACGCTCTGACAGCCTCTCTGCCACTTGGACAGATACGGACCCCAAAACGGCCCCCAGCACTTCCGCGTAACGCTGATGCAGCCCTGAAAGCCGCATGGAATCTGGAGCGGGCGAAGGGAATCGAACCCTCGTCATGAGCTTGGGAA